TATTTTTCCCCCTTAAAAAATATATATATACTTTAATTGTATTTATTGTATTGTTTTTGTCAAATATAACAATAATTTCTCAAGAAAATAAAATAAGCCAGTAAGCTAGAAATTAATCTAACCTACTGGTTTATTTAAGTTAAAGCTATATTCGTGCAATCTAGCCTTACATATTATATCATAATTAAATTTTTTAAATAACATTATTATGGAGTAACTGAATAGTCACCTTCTGTATACATCTTAAATTCACTCCACCTTCTAGTTATTAGTCCTGGATACTCAACACCATTAATATCTGTAATGCATACTCTCCAGTTATTCCATGTATTAGCCTTCTTTCCTAGGACTATATCTTCTATACCAAACTTTTTAAAATTGGCAAATCCCATATTATAAAGAACATCAACACATGCATCAAATTGATTTTGAGATAATGAAATATTATTCTCATTTAACCAATCAGTAAGTATCTGACATCCATTTTGCATTTCTTCTTTTAACCATTCAAAAGCTTGTTCCTTTGTACAAGTTTCTATTCCCTTGGCTTTTAATTTTTCCCTACACTTCCAGCAGTACTTGTACCATACCCAATAGTAGCAGTACCATCTCCATAATACCAATATGAATAAAATCCCTCAAATTGCTTTGTATTGTTAATAAGTTCATCTGATACTGTAGTCCCATCTTTTACCCAAGCTCCATGAGTATTAAAACTATAATACTTACCATCTATAAGAATTCTACAGTTAGAATACATATATCCTTTATCTATATCTAAGTAATACCATAATCCATCAGTATCCTGGAACCATCCTATAAGCATAGCGCCATCTGGACCTAATCTGTACCATTTTCCATTATCAAGAACCCATTTATTAGATACCATGTAACAATTATCATCGAAGTAATACCACTTACCATCTTTCTCATATTTGAACCAACAATTTTGATATGCATACCCTTTAGAATCAAATCTGAACCAGTTTCCATTTATCATTTTCCAATCTGATTGATAATATGTTAAACCATCCGGACTATACCACCAGCCTTTATCATCTTTATTCCATCCTACCGTATATTTTTTCTTTACTGGTCTATTAACATTTTTCTCATCTTCCAAAGCCCATAATTCCTTAATAATAGAGCTATTTATATCTAAATAATATTTTCCTTTATCTCCATTATAATCTCCCCAGCTATTTATTAATATTAATGTATCTTCTTTATATCCAATACATAACAGAGCATGTCCACCTCTTTTTTTCCCATTAGGTTCTTCAGGAATAATTCCACCATTAATATTAGCTTCATAGAAATTTTCATATACTCTTACTGTTATTAAAACTGGCTTTTGATATTTAAATAAGTACTCTTTAATATTTTCGATGTCTAGTCTTATATATGCTAATGACTTATGATCATCTGCTTCATCTAACAGCTTATCTTTTCCATACTTCTCTAATGTAGTTACTATACTTGGATATTCCTCATTAACAGGAAAAGATTTTTTTGTACAATCTCCATACTTAACTATATTTTTAAAAGCTTCTCTAGTAATCATTCCAGTACCTTGAAAGTCATCTTCCTGCCTATTAGCATAAATAAATCCAACACTATACATATTATCTGTATTAGTTCCATCTATATATGATTTCATACAGCTTAGTGCATGAGCAACACAACTTCCAACAGTTCCTTGATTTAAAATTGGATAGTCATAATCTAATATAAATTCTTTTGGAATATCAATATTGTCTGAACTACATGAAACCATGCTATAATCATAATCTCTTAAATCTACTGGTGAATCAATTGCTCCTAATATAAATTTATCTTCCATAAATAAATCCTCCTTAAATTAAAATAGACAGCCATAAGGCTGCCATGATTATTCTTCTTTATTTAATTGCTTAGTTGTCTGGTTAACTCCTACAGCAACTCCCCAACATAAAATGCCTTGAAGTACTGCATTAACAATAGCTTTGTACATTACCATGTATTCTGTATTAATTAAATTTAATAAAACTGAAAAGGTAATGCTGAATATCATAAGTGATATAGTAATATACTTATCCTTAACACCTTCTAATTTCTTTAAGAATATTCCTAAAGTATAAGTTGCTACAATTAATATTAATAAGTTTTCTGGGATAAATTGAATAAGATTTGTTAATTCCATTTTTAATTCCTTCTTTCTATTTTTCTAATGAGTCTATTCTGTGATGTGCCGATTTTACACTCTGCTTAACTTCTATTAAGTCTTTTGCGAGTTCATTAATTTGCCTATCTCTTGATTTATTATCTAATCTTATATCGTCTACACCTTTGCTAATATAATCTAGCTTTGCTTTTGTTTCTGCATCTTCTCTTGTTTCTGCTCTAATATCGTTGCTTTTATTTCTTTGAAATGATAAATAAGTTATAGTGACACCTAAAATTGTGCAAATTAATGCAACGCTTATTGTCTCCATCTGACACCTCTTTTCTTTAATATTTCCAAACGTTTGGAACTTTCATAAATAAAAAAAGACCTATAAAAAAGTCTCAGAATTTACTTTATGGTTATTAAATTTAAATACATTTAATAATTTGTTATTATTAATTCTTTATATTTCCCTCTTCCCTTAGTTTCTTTTGAAACTGAATAATTAACTTGTACCTCTTTTATGTTAAAGTCTTTATACCATTCTCTTATGTTCTCATGATCGTTTATTGTTAATAAAAATTTCCCCTTGATATTTGAAAGTTTATCTCTTAACATTAAATGTTCGTGTTCTCCAAATGTATTTCCATACCCAGTTGTTTCTAAATAGGGAGGATCACAAAAGAAAAAACTATATTCACGATCATATTTATCTATAATTTTCAAACGATAAATTTTCAACATAAGTATTTCTTAATCTCTCTTTTAAATCTCCAAGTACATTTTTATAAAAAATTTGTGGTGATGGTTTTGTATTTGTACCATATCCATATACTCCACCACGCCCTGCAAAGCTTTGTGTTATTAAATATAGAAATCTTACAGCTCTATGAATTTCTGTTAAGTATTCAATTGTGCAATGTTTATACTCTTCAAAAATATCTCTACCAGAAAATTCATATTCTAATTGTCTTTCTATTTCTGGCGAATGATATTTTATCATTTTAAATAAGTTAATAAGTTCCTTATCTATATCATTTATAACTTCAACTTTGCTTTTTTCCTTTCCAAAATATACCCATCCTGCTCCAAAAAATAATTCAATATAACAAGTATGTTCTGGTATCATTTCAATTATTGTTTTTCTTAATTTACTTTTGCCTCCCATACGACAAATAGGTGGTTTTAACATAATATCACGTCCTTACTCTATAATGATTTAAAGTTAATTATTATATATTAATTAAGTCTGCTAGGTAATTTTAGTTCATCATCCCCATTTTTAATATTTATTCTTTTACATATATTTAAAGTTATATTTCTTATTTGTTCTAATTCAGTTTCTGTAATTAATCCATCAACATCAATATTGGTATTAATTTCTGTACTAATAGTACAATCCTCTCCTTCTTGATTAAGATGTACTTCAAAAACTTTTTTATTAAACATTATTTATCGCCTCTCTTATTTTAAGCAAAAATAAAACACCTACTGGTGCTTAAACTTTGCTCTTATTACTTTTATTTGATTACATTCTACTCTGTTGTAACTGTTTCTTCTGTAGTAGTTGCTTTATATTTTTCTTCTGCAAGCTGCATCAACTTCGTATATTCTTCTTGAGTAAGAACGTTAAATGCAAAGAATACATTTAGCTTCTGTTCTACTTCTTCCTTTGTTGAATAATATTTGTTGTTAATTAAGTTTTCTAAAATTTTAGTCATTTTACATCTTCCTCTCTATTTTAATAAATTATTATAAGTTACATCCACTACAGCAGCTTGTGTTTCTAATAATTCCTGCTTTGTATTTTCTAATTCTTTATTCTTTTCATTTAATTCTCTCTTAAGTTGCTCTTTTTCTTCTGTAGTTGCTTGTCTATCTACTGTTATACATTTACCTGTAGATATATCTACTCCAATAATTTCTTTATTATCTGCTACATCTTTTACAATACAAGAATATTGTTCTATAACATTTGTTTGTGTAAAAACTAAATTTCCTTTTAAATCATAAACTATTAATGTTTTCATTTAATTTCCTCCTTTATCCAAAAGCATACCATCTAACTGGTATTGTATTAGGTTTCCAGTATGGTCTACTTGTTGTACCAAAGTTAGTTTGATCGTCTTTATTCATTATGTCACTTTCGTGTTCTCCACGACTAACTACTAATACATTACTTTTATCAAAAGATGTAATATTTGTAGTATTAACACCACTACGATAGTTATTACTAGAACTTGTAGAACCATAGCTTACCATCCAGTCACCAGAAGTAAATTTATTGTTATATAAATCATAAACTGCTGTCTGCCATGTTTCTTCACCAGAAGAAGTGTTAGTATACGATCTAAATGTAAGAACTAACACTTTAATATCAAAATTACATTGTGATAAATTTATACTAACCTTTTGATAAGTAATGGATGAACCATTGATTGTATTCTCTACTGGTGCATTAAGAGAGCCACTTCTAAAATTTGCTCCACCCATACTTTGTACTGTAGCATTACCTGTTCTAAGTATTCCGTCTCTCCAATAGGTATATCCATTTAATACTTTAGTATCATCTGCTGTAGTTCCACCAGTTTGACTTGCTAAACTATTAGCTATGATTTGTCCACCAGAATAATAGCCTTCCTGTAAATTAACAACTCCTCCACAATTTAAATTAGATGTCGGTGCACCTCGATTAACCATAGTACCATCTACTCTTCCATTATCACCTTCTCCATAATAACCAGCTAATAAATGCTTAGGGATTAAGTTTCCACCACCTCCTTTACCCTGTAATATAAAATCCGAGCCATTATGACAGAGATTATAAGGAATATTAGCTTTCATATTTGTAACTACATTTCCATTGCTGTCCTTAATGGCTGCTGCTCCAGAATTATTTAAGTTTAAACTACAATTACCATTACTTGCTGTTCCAACAAATAGCGTACATCTTGTACCCTTTCCTACTGCTTTTATTCTTGCACTTGCTCCTATATAAGCATTTGTTCCTGTTGCTTCTACTATTGGATAACTATCATTCTCTAAATTGTTTATTTGCTTAGTAATTTCATTTACTTTTGTCTGTAATTCCAGTACATCTTTCCTTTTTGCATAAATTATTGTTGGATCTATTTTTAATGTTATAGCTGACGTATTTACTACAGCTAATGTCATTTTCATAGTTATTTCTTTTCCGCTTCCCTCATCTAGTGTAGGCTTATATGATTCTGCACAATTACATATTCCTATCATATCTCCATCAGAATCGAAAACTGCCATTTCTCTTATAGTAAATCCTCCATCAGTTGGAGCTATTACTGTATATATATTAATCCAATTAGGATTATCAGCATCAATTTCTACATCTACAACATTACCTCTCCATACTTCTTTTTTTACATCTGTCTGACTAGAATCAGGATTATAAAACGCACCATTTCCATCACCTAGCTTCAATAAAGTAAGATCCAATTTTTTGCCGCTATAAATACTATTTGCTATTTTAGCCTGACCAATATCAGTTACTACCGTATAATATTTACTGCCCTTTAATTCAGCCATTAATTATTCCTCCCTTGGATAAATTTCTATTATTTCGCTACTTATACTTCTAGCATTAATTTCAATATCAAACTTTGCATTTATTTCAGTAATATTCCATGGCAAAACCGATATTTCTTCTGATATTAAAGTAGATGCTCCAATATATATGTCCCCTTTACTAGCTATAAATAAATTAATATAATCTATCCATGATCTTTTATTTTTATAAACATCAATTAAGATATCAAGTTTTTTTAGTTCTTCAGGAGATGCCCCAACTTCTGTTATATCAACATCAAGTCCAAAAAAATAAGGCTTCCCACCATATTCAAACCATTCTTTTAGCTTTGTTTTACCAAAGACTGTTGTACATGCCTCTTCTACTGCTTTTGGAGTCCCTTTTATCATGTGTAAATATATCGACTTCTTAACAAGTTCTCTCTTTTGATCTAAAGATAATGTATAGTCATAAAAATCAACGTGAAATTGCCAGGCAAGAGAATCAATAGCTTCTTCCTCTAGTTCATCTATTCTCCCATAAATAAATACAAGCCTTGTGCTATCACTTAATTTTTGAAATACTGGATTAAGTGCTTTACACAAAGCTTGTACAAAGTTATCTTTTTGCATATATGAAGTTTGCAAACTTAATAAATCTATTTTATTTAAGTCCATTACAATTTCCCTCCATATGTAACATTAATGTTTCTTACCTTTGCTAATTGAATTTCTTCAATGTTATCATAGCCAGGAGTATTTATAATTAATTTTCTAACTCCAGATAAAGTTCTATTATCAGCTTCATAAGTTGCTGAATTTAGAATCTGAAACTTTAACTCTTCAACATTTATTGATCTCCCTATATCCTCTTGCTGCCAATTAATAAATGTCCTTATTGCTCCACCTTCGTAATCAAAATTTTCACCTTCAATAGCTTTACGCCATTTCCCCTCATAAATGGGGAAGTTTTTATCTAAATAATACGTTAATTCAATATCATATTCGACTATTTCTGGAGTTCCTGTTTCAACCTTATCTGTAAGTGGTCGTCTATCTCTAGGAGAGCACTCATCATATACTTTTTTTAGTATTTCATCTGAAGGACTTTCTCCATTATCAACAACTACTAATATTCTTACTGTTCCAGGTGATGGAGATACTACTTTTACTGCTGATATAGAGTTGTCTGCTGAATATGCGTAGTATTCATATGCTCCTTCCGGACCAGCACAACTCTTACTTTCCATTTCTAACCTAGCTCTTTCTCTATATGATTTATCATCTTCAATATCAGATCCTTCCTTGGATATTTCAGTATTATAAATTTCTGAAACATATGCAATAGGATCAATAATATGATTTATCTTTCCAGCTAATATTCCATTATATTTTTCCCCAGTAGATGTTGAAACAAGTTTTACATCAACTTCCTTTTGGCCTGCTTTAACTATATAATTTTCTTTTATTTCAAATATTCTTATTCCATCTGATGTTATTTTAGTTCCAGATGGAATAAGAATATCTTTTTTCTGAACCTCTGATAATACTGCTTTACCAGAACACGATGCTTTAGTTGGTTTTAATCTCTTAGTATCAAAATAACTGTTAGCTATAGCATCAGTTTTTTTCCTCTCTCGAATTCTCAAGAAAGTTTTGGTTTGCTGTATCATTTATATCATTTTTTAATGCCATTATTATAGGCATCAAGGATTTTATAAATAGCTTTTTTTTCATCACCTTCATGAAGTTTTTCTCCAAGATCAGATTCAATATTGCGTACTATTTCTTCATATACAGTTTCTGCATTAATATTAACAAAATTAATGTACAATTTCTATCACCGCCTTTATTACTGGAATTTTATTATTGTTATCATCAATTTCATATACAATGTTAACTTCTTTTACTTTAACTCTTGTTTCATAAGTATTTACTAAATCATATGTTTCCTCTATTATTTTATTTTTCACCTTTTCAAGTGGTTTATCTAAGTTATCCGGATTTCTGCCCATAAGCCTATCATAAGGCACTTCGTCTTTAAAGGTATTTAATATAGTATTTACATTTTGAATTATTCTTTCATCACCTTTTGCATTCCAATTTAAATAACTTTTATTTGAGTAAACTTCATATTCCATAATAATTATCCTCCAAAAATTTGGCTTTCTAAAGCTGAAACTTTTGCTTCATCGTCACTAGACATAGTATTATCCGAAGATCTTGATGAGGATTTCTTTTTTTAGATGAGCTCGAACTTTTCTTAGTTTTAGATGATGTACCTTCTTCTTTTTTTGCACCATATCGTACGTGTTCCCTAAATGTCAATTTAAGTTTGCATTTAATCATTTTCCCAGAGTTAATTATTAATGAATCTGAAATATCACCTTTTTCTAAAATATATTTATTATCAGATACTGGAGTATTGCCTATAAAAAGCATATGTGGCGTTTTGGAATAACATATTTCTTTCCACTCCTTTAATTCAGTTTCAACATCAACACTTGATGATTGTCTTAAATCTATTGTAAAGCTAGGTTTTTCTAAATCTAATCCCTTAATGTAGTTTGAAGGTCTGTCATTTTCTACTTCCTGCTCTTCAACACTTATTCCAAAGCTATTTGAATAATCATCAAATGTGTATATTTTATTGCTATTTACTTCAAAAGTTTTTTCAGCAAACCCTCCTAAACTCATTAAATTTCACTTCCCTTTGCTATTATTATTCCTGAATTTATACCATCATAAAGGCATACAATCACACTTGATCCTATTTTTAAATCTAATGCAGCAGTACAGTTTGTATTATTGCAACTTTCTGTACACTTTACTTTAAACTCACTTATAGCTAACCACCCAGATACAGTATTATTTAAATCTGGGAATGTCACTCTAGCACTAGATTCTTTCAATTCTGATATGTACCCTTTTCTAAACATCAATACCCCTCCAGTACTTTTCTGACTTTTAACTTAGTTTTTCCACTTGAAGCAGAATATAAATTTTCTATTATATATTTACCACTAAATAGTGCTAAATTTTGAATTTTAATATTATTACCTGCAGCTATATTATTATTTTTCTCAATATAAAAATATCCTGTAGTTTCTTTTTTGTTATAGGATCTCAAAATATTTTTAGAAAATCTATTTGCTTCTTCGATATTATATACAACTATATCATTTACCTTCAAAACTTCTAGTGTATTATCATAAATATAGCTTCCCTTTATAAATTCTTTTGAAAACGAACTTATTTCACACCCTCCAAATACTTTATTTGAAGTACATTCAAATTCATATTTATCTTTAAAATCAGCAGGAGTAACAGTTAAAACTGTATCCTGCTTTTCTAGGAATTCTTCACTTACTATTACTGCTTTCCCATCTGTTATTTTAAGATTATATCCTTCAAGTTTGCATCTATAATTCAAGAATTCAATATTATTTTCTTCTAATTGATCAACTCGTGTATACAAATAATCATTTAATCCATAAGTTTCTAAATCTAATTCACAATCTTTAAGCAGATCTTTTGCTAAATCTAAAAATCTTACATTTTCCCATACTTTTGATTTCTTTGTTTTAAATTTTTTCTTTATTGATAGTGCTTTTATTGAATAATATCCGTTAGAACAAGAGTACCCATCAACAAACATTTTTCCACTTGAGAATGGATACTCTATCATTTCAATAATGTCATTTTTCTTAAAATCCCATGTCCTACATTCATGTTTTATGTCTGAAAATATAACCGATACACTATCACATTTTCCACCCATATTATCATCAATTTTATAATCTACTACAACTACATCTAGTTTTACTCCTTGATAGTATAAATCCATATTACCACCTACCTTTTCCATGGAGGCAACGTTGATTTATCACTTACTTTTAATTTTGGTATTATTAATTCAACGCCAGCTTCGAAAATTATAGTTCTTATGTGATTAGGATTAAGCTGCATTATAAATGTGCTATAATTCTCTTCACCATAAAAATCTAATGCAATTCTATCAAATGTATCACCATTTATGGTTATATATCTATAACATTCTCTAGGCAAACTCAACTCTCTCCCTTTCATCTAATATTTTATTTACTATATCCTTAAATTCTTCATATTGTTGTTTTAGCATATTAACTGTTTCCGATGATGCTTCTCCATTTATCACTGGTGAAAATACAAATGTAGGTGCATTACCATTATTACCACTATTATTAGGGTTTACTATTGAAGCTGTCTTTTCTAACAACGAAATACTTCTAGGATTATTTCGTTTAAGTGGTATTACTGCTTCTGGGCCTGCTTCTCCTGCAATACTTACACCATTTGTAATACCACCTTTTGCAAGCATTGGAAGTTGAGGAATACTTAAGCCAAAGTGTTGCCCTCCCACAAGTGGTACCCAATCAGGAATATCTAAACTCAACGAATTTATTCCACCTATAGCAGTGTTAATTAAACTAATTACTGCATTGAGTGGTGCTTTTGCTATAGCTCCAATACTTCCAAATATTCCAGTAAAAATTTGAATTATATTTTGCCATGCTCCTGACCAATTTCCTGCAAATACATTTGATATAAAATCTATTACTCCATTAAAAGCTAGTTTTATATTTTCCCATACAGTACCAACAGTATAAAAAAATCCATTTAGAATATTACCTAAAATCCCAAATGAATTAGTCCAGTCTGTTGTCATAGCTGTAGTAATCCATAAATCAAATGCCTGTATTCCAGATTGAATACTCTGCCACATTCCTATAAAGAAATTTCTAAAACCTTCACAGTTATTCCATAGTAGAACAAATATTGCTATAATAGCTGCTATACCTAATACTATCCAAGTTATTGGACACGCTAAAAAAGCACTATTCAATGCCCATTGTGCTGCAGTCTGAATACCTGTTGCTGTTGTAGATATTCCTCTTGCTGCTGCATCTTTTACATAAATAGCACAGTTTTTTACAGCTTGTAATCCTTCTTTAATTTTCAAAGCATTCAGAACTCTATGTGCAGTACTTTGAACTCCAGTAGCAACAGCTGATGCTTTTCTAACCACTGAATCTTTTGCGTATAATGTAGTTAAATATATAGTATCAGCCTTATCTTTAAGTTTTGCTAACCTTAATGCAGCCATACCGCCCTTTAAAATACAAATAGAATTATATACAGATCGTATTGCTTGTATTCCAGATGATACTCCACTAATTACTTTCCATCCTACAAAGGCCTTTGCAATATAATCAATTATTGTTCTTATTTGTGGTCCATTGTCTTGAACATATTGAAATCCACTTTGTATTTTGGGAATTGCATTATCAACTCCATCGCATACTTTTTGAGTAAATGATGTGAATTTTTCCGCCATAACATCAAATGATCCATTATCTTGCATCTGCAACAAATAATCTGTTACTGATGCAAATTTTTCTTTAATTTTATAAAATGCAGAATCTTCAACAATATCACCTGTATCAGAAATACCTGCTATTTTAGCTAGTCCATTTTTTATGATACCGCTTGTTGTAGACATTAAGCCTTTGAATGTTTTAGATTGTATTTCCATAGCGCCATTATATCGTTCCTTCATAAGAGAAAACATTGCAGCGTTAAAAGCTCTTTGATTTGTAATTTGGCCTTTATTATTAACAAGCTCAATACCAGCTAGATCTTTAGCTCCTTGTGCTACTATCATATCTTTAGTAATTCCAAATTCTTTAAGTCGTTCAAGTTCCCCTGTCTGAGCATCTGCAACTGCTTCAACTGCTTGGTCTATAGATTTTCCCATAGCTCCAGCCATATCTCCTGTAAGTGGCAATACTCTTTGAGCTTCTAGGCCATAACTCTGAAGTTTTACAGTAGCATCAACTATTTCTCCAGTTTCAAAAGGAGTTTTATTAGCATATTGTGTAGCCCATGAAAAAATCTCACCTGCTTTTTTCTGGTCTTTCATAACAATATTTAATGTATTTCTATATTGTTCCATGCTTGAAGCTTGGTCAATCATTGCTGAACCCATTTTCTTAGCCCCTACTGCAATAGCACTAGCAGCTAAAACAGTTTTAACCTTGCCACTAATAGTGTCTAACTGATTTGATGCATAACTTGTAACAGAACCAGTCTTTGAATTAACTTTATTTATGGAATTTACTGTTCCACTTGCAAATTTAGCAACTGAAGCAAATGCTTTCTGTAAAGTAGGGCTTATCTTCCCCCCAATTGCTATATTGGTTTGAAGTGTTGTAGCCAATTACATCACTCCTTCTTTTTCATAGCTTTTTTATATTCTTCATTTCGTCGATCACTTTCTTCTACAAGTGAATCGTAATATTCAAACAAATCCTCTAAACTCATACTATAACAATCTTTTCTTGAGTTTGACGTTTCAAGAGTTATTTGTGATACTATCTTTTTTAGTTCGGATCTTCTTGGTTTCCATCCGAGTCTTGTATAAAAAAAGCTCTAGCTATATTTGCAGCCTCCGTATAATCCTTAAGTTTTAATCTAGATATATCTAAAAAATCCAAATCTGATGCTTTTGCAAACATTCTTCCTCCAATTACAGGGTCTAATTCATAAGATGCACTTACCATATATCCACTTCGTGTTGATTCTTTAAATACTTCTTCTATATCTCTTCCTGTTAATTTATCAAAATCATATTCTATTTTATTTACTTCCTTACCGTCAATTAAAATTGCTTTCCTAAGAGTTAATACTCCTAATCCTGTAATTGCCATTGTATTTTCATTTTTTTATCCATGTTATTTCCCTCCAATAAAATAAGCCAGGAATTTTTCATCCTAGCTTTTATTAATTAAATTATTTTTATAAATATTGTGATATATCGCTAAACATATCCTTACCATTTATTTTATATATTCCGTTTAATTTATCAACATTAATTATTTCTTTGCCATCACATATTCTCTTATATGCAATTACTTCAAATGATATACTTCCATCCTGTGATGCCCCTGATTCTATTTTACCTTCATCAGCTTTCTTATTAGCAACTGTCAAAAAATGCTTTGTTAGCTACTACTCTTGCCTTTCCGTTGGATGTATTATATGCATCAGTTACCCATCTGTATTCCAAATTACTAGCTGCAGCTAATGTAGCAAACTTTTCATCAGATACTCTAACTGAAATTTCGGTTTCCATAGAACTTAATTGTCCTAATGTAGGCATATCTATTTCTCCTAGTATTCCAGATCCTTTAATTGTATCCGTTATTTTTTCAATTGATGGTAATGTTATATCTGTTGTATTACCAATTTTATCGGCTGAACCACTATCTCTAACATATACGGAAAAATCAATGGTTTTGTTTTTAATTTCTTTTGTTGTAGTACTCATTATTGATTATCCTCCTCAGAAGTGTATAAATTATCAATTCCTTTAGAAGTAGACTTAACTCTTTGAGTTATTGATTTTGCTGGCGGTGTGTTTGTTACTAATGTATCAAACGTAAAGTCACCCTGTATCATATCAGATCTAGAATTATTACTATTAACAAATCCAATTTCACCATAAAGAAGTTGTCCAGCTGTAACATATGAATTTAATATAGTCTGTTCTGATACAATTAGCGCATCTACATCATTTCGTGTCATTGGTTTATCAATTACGTCTATATTCCTATAATTAAAGTCGTTGAGCAAGTATTTATTCATCATTATGTTAACATCAAAGATTTCATCAACAGCAGTAGTCGAACCATAATCATAGTTCGCCATATGTGGCCCCCATAAAACGTATTTTCCACCACTATAAATAGCTGTTGTAATTCCTTTTTCATTAAGTTCATTAGCTTTTTCTTGGCCAAACCTAATTTGTTTGCCATTCGCAATTAGAGAATCTATATCTATAGCTTTATTAGATGAACTTTCATAAGGAATTCCATCATTTTCAATATCAGTTTGTAGTTTTCGGACTATTGCAACTATAGATCCCCACAACTCTTTATTACCAGTTTTAAATTTTGGCCAACATGTTTTTTCACAGTTAGAATTATATTTATTAGTTTCTTTCCACTTAAGTGCTTTTCCCTTGAATCTGCCTCATCAGAATTAATATCTGTATAACAAATAGCTTCCCATCTGTCACTTATTCTAGCTGTAGCTTTAACTAAAGCCTGTTCTATTTCTTTTATATGTGAATATCCTGGTGCAGCTAATATTTCAGGAATTATATTTAATTCTTCATAAACATCTTGTATCGCTTGTATTCCTGTCCTTGTCTCATTTTCTTCATCATATGATCCAATAACATTCTCAGGCTTAATTTTAGATGAATCAACTTTCTTATATGATATTGAAATAGATTCCCCAAGATCTTTTAATTCTGATACTTCTAATTTTCCTGATTCATTATATTTCAATTCATAGTCTGTACCTAATATTTTATCTGTTACAACAAGGGAATCTACTACTACATTATCTGTAATAGTTCCAACTCCATTTATTATGTCTAATGTAGAAGTAGTATTGTCTGCATTAGTTATAGTGTCTAGTACAATAACTACTATTGGTCCAATTGGTTTGATTTTATTTGAAAAATGAGCAAACATTACTGCAGATAATGTAAATTCATCAAAATTATCGGTTTCTCTATAACCTAGTTTCGTCTGAGCCTGTTCCGAGTTTCTAATAAGTAATGGCTTATTTATAACTCTATTTTCTTTTTTACTCTGTGTATTGGAGCAGTTCCTATATAAATAGGCACTGTCTTACTTGTAGATATTGATTCATCACTTGCAACTAACGAACCATATAGTCCATGTTTATATGTCATTTTAGCACCACCTTATAAAAAAATTTGTTCAACATCAGTTTTTAATGGAGCTATTGAACCTTTAAATTTAACATTTGCACTCCAGTAGGGATAATTTTGTTCTTCATCCATGCTCCATTCAATAGGTTTATTTATAATAAGGCTTTCATTCAATACGGGATTTAGTTGAAACTCAAGCCTTATTCTAGTTATTATATTCAATAGATCTTTAAATCCTTGTGCATTTGGAGTAACCTTACCTTCTCCATCGCTTAACCCCAAATCATAAGTAACTATCTTTATTCTAAAATTCAATTGAGTTTCCTCATTATCATCAGAACCATAATCAAGCATAACTATCATTCCTGGAATATCGTATCCATATGATTCTAAAAAATTCTTAGGTGGAATCCATCCACTATATACTGCTATGTTGACTAAATCAGTACCATTAATCTTTTCCTCTTCATTTTCTGATAATCCACCTTTTGGTATGTCAAAATTAGGAGGCTTTTTTAGTTTAAATTTGCTTGCAACATTTTCTTTTAAAAACTTTGTAATACTATCTAATGCTTTTAAATCATTCATTATTTAATCCTCTTACTTTGTATATCTATTTAATCTGTACTCAACTTCATGATTAATTCTTTCCTGAAGCTTTTGGCTAGATTCTTCTTGAACCCGTTCACTTACATTATCATTGCTTATCATTTGTGGAATAGAAAGTGTATGCAGAACCTTTATAGGATATCTACTTGCACCTGTTCTTTTTACTATGTGATTATTACCTGTAAGTGCTGAAATAAATGCTCTGGGACTTGTATTTACTGTCTTAACTCCTGATTTTTTAACTTTAACCTTTACTGGTTTACCTTTTTTCCAACTGCCAGTATTCCTAGCAAACCTTCCAAGAGTAAGTCTTCCACCTTTACTTATAATATAAGCAGTTAAATTGCTAGAATTAGCTTTATGAATTTCTAGTGTTTTAGTAATATCACTAGATTTAACATTATAAGTTTTTCGCACTTCTTGATTAACCCTTTTTCTTGTAAAAGTTAGTGTTCTATTAATAGCAGCTGCAGTAGCTTTAGGAATTTCTTTAGGAATATTGCTTAACTTACTTACAGCTTTTTTTAATTCACTGTCATCAATCTTTAAATTAATAGCCATTAGTTTCTAGCTCCTTGTAAGATAACTTCATACATTCCACTATCATATTTTACATCGAATACTCTATAAGACGAACCATCAAACATCTGTATATCGCCTACTTTAACTTCTCTGTTAATATCAGAGCTATTTATAAAATAAAGAATATCTGCTTGAAGTATTCCATCATATTCTTTCTGATTTCTCTCTTTTAGAGTTTCATTGTCAACTATTACGGTCTTTAAAACTCCATCAATATAGTGTCTTTCTGCAAATTCTTCTTTGTTTATAAAAACAGAATCAAGATCATTATTTAAAATATCTTTAAATGAACCCTTTATCATTTATTTCTTCTTCCTATAATTGTTTTTTCATTACTTTTTTGATTTGATTCTATTGGTTTATTATCATTTTCTATACTAATAATATCAACAATATTTTCTGATTCAGATTCATTGATATTATTAGTATAGTAATCTTCCATTTCTTTTTTCTCATCAACATTTTCATTTAAATTTCCAATCGCTTGGATATTTGATTCTGTTTTTTCTTCATTATTGTTTTCCCACCGAGCCATTCCATTATCCAACCATAACTTAACCATTTCATGATTGGATGCTGGAAGCTCTTCACCTATTTTATATAAATGTGCTTCAAATAAAATAGGTGATATTACTACCAACTTATCCATCAATATCACCTTATCCTAATAATTTTACACTTACAGTTTTATCATTGGCAGCGGCTTCTTTAACTGCATATCCAGCGGGTATATTTGAATCTGCAGTTGCAGTAATCGCATCATGTGTTGCATCATAATATACTTCTGCACCTTGTGTTATTTTTTCCGAATCTGCTTTTTTTAACTCAAATACTCCTACCACATGAAGTATGCCCTTACCTTCAGGCTGTATATCGTCACCAACTACAGCTATTCTTGTTGAAAGTGAAACTACTGTCCCATTTTCTATTTTTTCTTTAGTAGAATTTGTATAATCTACTGTTTCTCCTCTTTGAACATATGTTGCTTTCATACTACTCTAACCTCCTAGTTATAATAATGGATTTTTAAGTGTTGTTCCTGGATTCTTAATAATTCCCCTATAATCCATAACCGAAATCCCCCAATCCAAGTAAATATCCCATACAAATCCTAATTGACCTGGTGTTTCCATACGTCTTATAGTTGGAATTTCTTGACCATTTAAGTAATCAATTTGTATTGAGTCTATATCATTCTTATCACCAATAACAAACCATGGAATAGCATCTGTTTTGCATAATACATTTAATGTTGCATCTTCAACAATTTGTATTTGATTTCTATATCTGTATAGTGGATTAGATGCTTGAGTGTTGCCTGTTGTATTAATATATGGGCTATCAAATATTGTATACATATCAAAAGAATATCCAACTGGAACAACAATATAAGTAGGTCTTATAATTATTGCTTCTCCAAATTGATCTGTCTGCAATTGTAAAGCCATAAATATTTTCTGTATTGCTTCTGCTGTAACTCCTGTTCCAGTAGATAATACATTTTTATGTTCTGCACTGAATAAATTCTTTCCATCGTATATTGCTGGATTATTTAATAGTATTTCATACACCTGTTTATTTTGTGTCTTTCTAGCTGATGCAGCATATTTAGCTGGTATTTTTGATAAAAAATCAATATCATCATTGATAAAAGCCTGTCTTGTCATAGAGAATTGTCTTCCATACGTTTTTAATTTTCTAGTTGGAAGCTTTGCATCTGTTGGCTTATCGTGCTTGATTTCTCCTCCTTCAGGTATTTCTAAGAATTCACCTGCTGGACCACCTAAGTAATTATTTTCTACTGTCTTAAAATCTTTTAATGTTCCTTTTTTAGTCCATACATCAAATGTGACTGGTGCCTGGTTATGACCTTCAACATATGCTTTATTAATTGCTTGATCCATTATGCTTGGAAATGCTGCAGTTGGATTATAAAATTGTCTTGATAACATTCCATAAAGTTCATCTGATGATCTTCTGTTTAATCCTGATACTCCTGCGCCTTGCAATGTCTCTATTGCCAAATCTCTTAATGACATACCCATTAAATCTCTAGCACCTTCTGCAGGTTTATCAATGATGACTCCGCCACGCATTATTAATGCATCAGCCGCTGCTGCTCTGAACTTATCCTGTTCATCAGCTATAATAGTAGTTTCTCCTGTTCCTCTTGTAGCAATTGGTCCTGCTTCTCCTTTAAGTCCTTCAAGGATAGCTTTTCTGACATCATCAACAGATGTTCCGTTAGCAATATAATCTTCAGCTGAATCAATTCCAAATTCTCTGCACAAAGTTGTTATTTCTGATGATCTTTTTCTTTCTGCCTCCAGGCTTCTAGCATTTGAATCATTTCCTGATTCTTCATTTTCAATTTGAATAGTTAATTGTTCAATTTCTCTTTGCAATGAGTCAAATTCTGCTTTTTCCTCTGCAGTAAGATCTCTCTTCCCTTGTTTAGCAGTACTTAAAATTTCCTGCTGTCTTAACACCTTAGCTTGTCTTTGTTGTTTTGGTCCCATTCTACCTACCTCCTAATAAAAAAGATTTGTTGTTATTTATCTGAATCTGCTTTTCATAATACGAAAGCGACTTTTCAGCTTTTCTTAAATTATTTTTTTCAGCATGTCTTCCTACTCCAACAGTAGGGTCTGCAGGCACACTTACAATTGAAATTTCAAATGGTGTCCATTTCCTAGCAACTGAACATGGACCTATGAACTTTCCATCAGCAGAACTTTTATTTGCTGAAACTTCTTCCCATGAGTCAATGCAATATCCAACTGAAACACCTTTTAATGTTCCTGATTTAACTTTTTGATATATTTTTTCTGATTCTTCATCAGTATCAAACTCAACTTCTGATTTTCCTCTTTTATCTTCAAGCCATACTTTATTAACTTTTCCTATAACAGCATCTCTATTGTGATTAAATAACAAGCAGCCGATTTCACTTAATCTAGTTAAATCGACTGCTCCATCTGAATGATCTAAAATTTCAGTTCCCCACCATCTTTCATATGGTTCCTCTGATGAAAAGCTTAGTTCAAATTTTCTTTCATTACCTTCACCTTTTAATGCTCTTATAGAATTTACTAAGAGTTCCCTTGTTGACTTGTTTTTTTCATCACTGTCCCTCATAATAAAGTTCTTCCCCCTTCTTTCCAAATATCACACCTCCTAAATCAATTCCTTGGTCTTTAGCATATTTTAATACTTCATTGAATTCATCAATCTGTTCTTTCCAATCCTTACCGTTTTCTGCTGCAATTTGTTTGAATGTTTTTTGACCAGTTTGTAATGCAATTTTATTTGCATTTGCTTCTTTAAGTGGATCTATCCACCTCTTTGGAGCTTTAATCCATTCATGTTTTAGATAAATTTCTTTGTTATTCCAGAATTCCTTGAAATCAATTTTACCGCTTAAATATGCCGATATAATAAAAGTTTCATACACTTCATCTATAACATTTTCTATAAGCAACTCAACATCTTCATCATACGTCAATTCATCTTCTATAGTTCCCTGTCTTGCGGAAGAATAATTTGTTTCTGACATATCTCTAGATGTAGCTTCATAACTTATTCCTTGTCCAGCGCCTATCAACCTTTGTTGAAGTTTAATATATCCAGTTGCATCTGCACTTTGACCAGATGGATTTACAACTTGTATCTCATCACCAGCATTAAGTTCCTTGATCATTCCCGGCGAAATGGTCTTGCCTTCATAATCATTTTTTGATTGAATTATATTGTTCCTACCTCCTATTCCCGTTGTAGGAAGTGTTTCTTTATAAATACTGATAAGCAAGCTGCTATTCTTTCTTTTACAGATACCGCAGTCATAAATTCATTAGCATCTCTTATTCTTGTGATTGTAGGAGCCATGTCTGACATTTCTCTCACTTGACTTGGCCTTTTTTTAGAATAGTAAAATATTACATACTTAGCTTCAATATAGATTGGACTTTCTATTGTAAATCCATCTATACTGTATTGTTTTATCCAATATCCTACAGCCTTGTTATATTCATTGTACTCAATTCCTCCTACAACCTTATTCTTATTGTTTTTAGGAACCATCTGAGATATATCAAGTTCATCTACTTCAATAGCCTGTAATTGAAACGGAATAATTCCATCCTTTGTATATCTTTTTAAGAATATTATTCCTCCATCTATCTTCTTACGTTCTACTGCCATCCTTATCATTTGGTTAAAACTCTGTGTACCTGTAACATCACAGTTATTTTTCTTGCACCAAACTTTCCATAATTCTTCTATGCTTTTGTTTATATCATCATCTGATGTTTTTGCTTGCAGGGTATATCCCCCACCGATAATATTTCTTTTAAATGCTCCAACAACCGAATTCATAATATCAGAGTTTCTTTCTAAATCCCTACATCTAGCTCTTACATTATCTCTATAATATCTATCCGTCATTTCTGCAGACTGATTTGTAGATTTCCAGTTAGAATTTGTTCTTCCATAACTCCCAGCATCATAATTTCTAATCTCATCTAAATATTGTCTATAAGCTTCTCTTTTAACCCCCCATTCAGGTGAAACAAAACTTATAACACCATCTAACCAGTTCAATTTAACCACCTACCTTCCAGAAAATACAGCAACATAAGTATCATCTAACAACTGACTGTCATTTTGTGCTACCTGTGCCATTAAATCATCTTTCATTTCTTTAAGCATCCTTAAATCTGCTCTAGTTAATTGTCTGGAACCAATTTTATATGATTGTCCTCCAACCAAAACATTATATATAGCCTTATCTACTTCTTCTAACATTTCCTGCGTTGTAAGTTTATTATCATCCGCCATAAAACACACCACCTTTAAATCCATTCTTCATTACTTTTTATCCAGCTTTCCTCTGGAGCATATTGCTCTTCTTGTTTTTTATGTTGCTGTGGAGCTTCATCTTCTAAATGCAAAGTCCTTACTCCCATTATATCTGCAGCAGCTATAGCATAAACTTCAGCATCTAAATAATGGTTGTCTGCATGGCTCTTTTTTAATACCCACTGTTGACTCTTCTTATTTCCATTCTTAACATTCACCTTATGTTCAGCAGTAACTTGTTCAGCATATTCTCTATCACATCCTTTGTAAACCATCCATGACCCAATTCCATTTTCCTTCTTCATACGTCCAGCAATCATATCCTTATATTTACCACCATCAACTATAACTAAATTCATTCCATAGGCTTTAGAATCAGTTTTATTAACTTTTGATAATTTATAATGTGACAGCTGCGGATTAGATGCACCTTTTACTGGCAGGCACCATTCTGAATTAGATGCAGCAAAATCATAAACTGAATCAGAATCATATCCAGAGTCTATTAATGTTAAATTAACAAGCATTTTAGTTCCATCTTTCTTACAATATTCAAGATTCATAATTTTTTCTATTTCCCTAAAAGAAAAAGCTTGACCATGACATATATTTTGACTTGTTATATAATTCCCAAATGCTCTTATACTCCAATACAAACAATTTTCTTGTACATCCACTCTTGCTGTAAGAAGTTTAGCCCAATCTGGAATAATGTACTGTTTATAGTCTGTCTGTCTCTCAAGAACTAAATCAGCAGTAGTTTTCAACTTTGTATCTTCCCAAGGTTCAGCCAACCATGAATTCACAAAGTTCTGAAGTTCATCTGGATCATTTCTAGACTCTAAAAATTTTTTAGCCATATCTTCCCATGTTACAAATATGCTATAAAGTGAATTCAACCAAAATGATACTGTTTTTGGTTTACCAATACATTTTTTATTTATACTTCTCCATTGGCCATTCCTTAACATCTTTGGTTTTTCTCTATCTTCAATAATACATCCACATTCCTGACATACATATTTAGCAGTAGCTGCCCGTTCCGCTATAGTCAGTTTACTTTCCTTATCTTTATCAAATATTACCTGAATCCATTTAAGTTCAATAAACTCACCACAATGAGGACATGGAACAAAATAATGTCTTTGTTCTTCAGCAGATTCATGTAATTTCCAAACATAGTTATCTTTTAAAGTAGGTGTAGAACATGAATATATTTTCTTTGAATGTTTAAATGTCTTTGTTCTTTCAAGCGCCAAATCGTAAGGAGATGCTTCCTTCTTTGAAGCTCCACCCATTTTGTCAATTTCATCAAACATCAAAAACTTTATTGCTTTTGATGCCAGTTTACTTGGTGAATTAGCACCTCTAAGATAAACATTCATTCCCTTAAACTTTAATCCTAATTCCTTAGATTGATTTTCATAAAATCTTTCTCTTATGCTTGGACTTTTTCTAAAAGCTGGTTTTAATTTATCATTTGAAACATCTTTAGCTAAATCATCTGTAGGATAAACAATCATAGTTGGGCTAGGATTTTGAGTAATAATCCATCCGAGTTCATTTATTAATGCTTCCGTTCCTCCAACCTGAGTTGGTTTACAGAAATTTATATGTTCTTTGTACGGATCATTAAATGAATCCATTATTTCAACTAAATAAGGAGTAACATCATTTGACCATTTACCAGGGAGTGAGCTGGATTCATCTAACACTCTATATTTTTCAGCCCACTGGCTTACTGTAAGTTGTTCAGGTTTTGACAGAGTACGTTTTAATACTCTCCTAAATAAATTACTTGTCTTTTCTTTAGAACGTATCCTTTCATTTCCCATAATTATCACCTATTTTTAATATTTAGCATTCATCTTCATCATCCTCATAATCATAGTTTTTTTCTCTATTTATCTCGTCTGGATTATATTCAGATAGTTCATCTAATGTTTCGTACATTTCTTTCTGCAGTATTTCTATAATTCTATTTACATCTTCTTCTCCTAGTATTTGTACTGCAACTTTACTTGGAATTGATAATAGTCTATTTCTGAAATTAATAAGCATCTCACTCAAAAACAATTCAACATCTGAAGCTTCATGAAGTTCTTTTTTAATTTTCTAAGCTTTAATTTCGAAATATTTTTCTTAATTTGTTCATGCTCTGCTTTTTCTCTTTCAACATCTATAGATGTACCCGAATTCGTTTCCGCTTTTACCTTATATTCAATGTACTCTTGAACACATTTTTCTAACGAATATTTTTTACCATTTTCAGCAAATGAAAAGAAGCCTTCTTCTCTTAATTGTCTAACTCTTCTAGATGTGATTCCTAAAATAGTTGCAAGCTCTTTCTGATTTACATTCAATTTTAAAAATCACCTCTTTTTTAAATAATATTTTTTCACATATTTTTTGATTAAAATTAAATAATTTCAAATATAAAAAGCGGAAGGAAGTACCGAAAAAATTTTTTTCATAAAGAGATGAAAACTGGGCATCGCTAGACCCGTTATACGCCTACCCCCTAGGAAGTACCTTAAAGCGTTTATTCATAACGGTTCTGCCTTATTGCTCCTCGTTCTCTCTTATAACTTCTATGCTTCATGCAGTCCTCAGCTCCATCATAGGGATAGTAATACAGTTCCATTAGTTCACATTTGCTAATGTTTCTACATAGTTTGCATTCTATTGGAGACTTAGCGCATACAACTTTATCTTTAGCAAACTTTACATTTAACTTTATTTTCTTTCTTTTCACTGTACTCACCTCCTAATAATAAAAGCTATGCACCTATACTTAATTGTATAGATGCATAGCTTTTGTTGGGGCAACTCATCTTAACTTTTGCTTGATACCATATTACTATATATATTTAATATGCTCAATAGCACTAATTGTTGTACCTATTGTTGCATTTTATATTATATAATTTCCTTTATACTCTCAGGAAATAACACAGTTACAAGCATATTCATAAGTCTCTTTCTATTACGTATAATAGTTGTTCTATCTTTGCTTAATAGTTCCGCAATATAATCATCTGTTACATTTTTATTATCATCAGAATTCCTCTTTAGGTATTTCAACTCTATGATCTTATAGTATTTATCCTTCTTAATCTTATTTAAAGCCTTGTCTATTCTTCTAATATCTCTCTCTGTTTCTTTCTTCTCAAGTATGTATTTTTCTCTAAGCTGAATATATCTTTCCTCTGCTGTTATTCTTCCTCCTGATGTAGAATAAACCACTATTGATTTGCTTGATTGTGGTAATCCATTCTCTTCTATATCTTTAATATCCTCATACTTCTGCTTTACTGCATCCTTCAAATTTTCATAGTTATATAACAATAGCTCTACCCTCTTATAATAGCTCAATTCTTTTTTTATCATATTCTTATTTCTTAGTTCCTCTACAATTCCTTTTGCTGTTTCTTCTGCAGTTTTATTTATCATCTTATTAATTTTATTCATATCAATACAATCCTTACTCATGTTTATCACCCTTAATTCTAATTATTCTTTTAGCAGTTTTTCTTTTAACTCTTATCTTCTTGGATCTATCGATTATTGCTTTATATTTACTTAGCTCATCTTTATATTGACTATATTTACCTATGCATATATCATATTTTTCTATTATACTTCCACTTATTATTGCAGCTCTTTGTGATTCAATTAGTGATCTATTAGTTAAATCAAATAAATCTTTGCACTCATCCCTTAATTTTTTCCTAACCGTTCTCATTTCTTCTAGTATTTCAATTACCTCTTCATTTTGCTTATATGTTTTTCTATACTCTATTAAAGTTAATATTAATGAAATTACTAACATTAATTCTGTTACTATCTTAATCATTCCTTACCTCTCCTTATTCCTTGGTCTATTCTCAATCTTAATTTCATGATACTGATACAGTCTCATAACAGCATTGGCTTTCTTCTTGTACTTTAAAAATATAACTCCTAGTGCTGCTTGTACTATATCAAATAATTCCTCTACCGCATGATAGAATGATGTATCTTTATCCTTTCCATTTATTACATTCATAAATTCTCCATACTCTTCTTCTAGCTTCTTTATTTCTTTATCTAGTGCTATTCCTTTCAAATTTATATTCCTTAGTTCAATTCCATTATTAACTGGCAATCCTGAAGGTACTTGCTTTATTTTTATTCCATTCATAGGTATTTCTTTATTAGCAATACTAATTAATTCCTTAACCTTATCTTCATTTACTCCTAATGAACCACAGATAAATCCATTTTCATCATAAATCCAATAATCATTTTTATTGCTTATATCCTGACCTAATTTTATCTCACCTTTTAATTTACTCATTTAAAATTATCGCTCCTTGAATCTTCATATAGTTCACTTTTAAATATTCTATCAAGCCTTCTATTATCTTTTGTTCCAGGTGCAGGTGGCTTAACATTTATTATGTTTCTCGAACATTTTTCTATTTCAACTTTTCTTTTAACACTTTCAACATTATTACCACATTTACTACAACAATATGATATTTCTATTGGATCCTCATTCGATGCTCTACATATTTTTATATCACTTATAATAAATCCACTTTCTTTTTTAAATTCCTTACCACAAAATCTACATTCCCGCCAAAACAATAACGGTCTATATTTATTAACTATCGGATATTGCTTTTCTTTTTATCCCTCTGCATATAAATCATCCTCTCTTTGCATCTATATATTAAAGTATTACTTACCATATATTTTTCTACGTTTTAAATATAATACTTGTCTATTATCAACTCTTCTCTTATATTTTAAATATGCTTTCTGTCTTTGAGCAACATAATTCACTTTTCCATAATTCTTCTTTATCCAACTTACTATTGGTTTCATTATCTTTCTAACTGTTTCTTTTATCCAATCATATAATTTCTTAATATTTTGTAATATCTGTTGTCTTTGTTCTTCTGATAATTTAAATTTCATTTTTACTCTCCTTTATTCTGACTTTTAAAGTATTGCGAATTATATTCCATCCTCTATTTCATCATCTACTAATCCACTTTCTTTTAACCATTGCTCTATACATTCTAAACAGGTATAACAAGACACTACTTCTCCATATAAAAATCCACTCTCATTTACTGCTTGTTCTCCATTGGCTATTTCTTTACCACAACTAGCACATACATGAGATTTTCTGCATTTAACTATCTTTTCTTTTCTACAATTCACCCCTTCTTCTTCATATCCATATATTCCACTATCGATGTATAATTCTTTATCATACTTCATCTTCTCAACTCCTTCTCATAATCTGCAAATTATATACTATAAAAGTATTGCGTATAAAAAAAATCGCAAATTCAATCTTTTGAACAATGCGATTTTACAATTTCATACTTATTTTTAATAATTTATTTATTTGGATGTGGTTTCTAATATATGAATATATTTTCTATCCCTTGATTATGCAGTTTTGAATTCGTTGATAAGTATTCAAAACATTTTTCTGATATATTATCAATATTATTTATCTTTAATTCATTTCTAATAACTTCCCATAAACTATATAAATAAAAAACATCATTTTGAGCATATTCAAGTTGTTTATTTGAAAGTTGCTTATTACCCCAATCTGACATTTGCATTCCTTTGTCCATATCTATTTTCAAATATTTATTAACCAAATATTTCAATCCATTTTTTTCTTCTATTCCGTGTAATAATTTAGCAGCAACCTTTGTACATGCAACATTATTTATATCATCTATCTTTAAATTTTTTATTAAAAATCTCAAATCAAAATTAGCATGATGAAATACTTTTCTTACCTTTTTAGATCTTAAAACTTCTATAAAGTTACTATATTCAGTTTTATTGTTATATTTTAATATATATGTCGTATTACCATCATAGATTTGTATCAAACATAGCTTGTCAATAAGTGGATTTAATCCAGTAGTTTCTGTATCAATAGCTATATAGTTACATTTTTCCAAGAAAAACTTTCTAACATTTAAATTTATATCTTCATTACAGATAATCATATTATTATTCATTTTTATCAATCCTTTCTTTATATGTTATTAAAATCTATTTCTTTTGATTCTTTGACCAATTGCTCTATTTCCTTTAAATATATATTATAAAAACAATCTTCTTTGTTAGTGTCTCTAAATATTATAGCTGGCATTCTAGTAGTCTTTTCTTGAGTTGTTTTAGTTTGTACAATGATGATTCTATCATCTATTCTATACATAGAATTTGTTGGTTGACCATTATGATAGTATAGTTTAATAGACCCTTGAGTACTTCTCTTTTTTTGTAATAATTTTTTATCATATTTAGATTTCCATACTTTGCTTACATCGGTTATTAAAGTTTTAATTTTCCACTTTCGTATTGGAAATGTTCTTCTAATCCTGGTACAAATTTTGATTCTGGATTAACAAGTATTACTCTCACTTTACAATTTGTTCTAAGAATCCTATCTGTTATTTCATCAATATTATTATTAGTCCATGTTCTTCCGTATATATGAATAATATCAATATTTTTCTTAGCATTTTTAAAATAGTATTTATAATTTATTTCTGTTATTCCTGAGACTATTTCTTCTAATCCAGTCTTATTTACTTCATCTCTTATATTTATTTTTTCTAATATTAATTCCACTAATCCTTCTTTTAATACATATTCATCTATAATTCCCAGTATTCCAGATATCAATATTGCCGAACCTATTTCACTTACTAGATTTTTTATAATACCATCTCCAATTAATTCACATAAAAACAACATTAAAACCCCTACTAAGCCTAATATTAAAGCTCCAATAATATATTTTCCCTTAAAATTTTTATTTTTCACATAATCACCCCTTAATTACATATTTCTATACAAATATGTAATTTCCTTTGATTGTTTACAATTTTATCTGAAGTGATCATATAACTTTTAGTAAAAATAAATAAATTATTGTAAAATTCAATAATTTATTATTCAATTTTCAAAGATCATTTTGTCCTTAACTATTTCGTCCTTTCTGCATATTATGAATTAATTTATTTTTTTGAATAAACGTGTTGGTGCATGATATTCCCTACCATCTACACATCTAATCCTTGTTTGCTCTTCACACGCTGTTGGGACATATTGCTTTATAACTATTCCAGTCACACCACTTGCTATGCAAACAACTTTATCTCCATATTTAAAATCATTCATTACTGCTCTACCTCACTTTCTTTAATAACAAACCATTTTCTTATTTGAATCCAAACTATAAAAATCAATATTGTTGCTATAACTGAATCTGATATACTTTCTTTAACTCCACTATCAAATGCAATTTCTAAAGCATCCCAAATAATTTTCAACCACATAAATAACCCTGACATTACAAACATATCTATAAGATATTGCTTAAAAGCTATCTTTAAATTTTTGTTATTAACTGTAATCATTCACTTCATCCTTTCTGACTATTGTTCATTTATTGGATTAATAAATATAGCTGTAAAAGGATTTTGATTTTTATCCAAACCATTAGTTACTTCATCAATTTCATAACCTTTATTTTGACTATAGCATTCTATATATACTTCTCCTTCTTGATCTTCTCTCTTTAAGTACTCTATTAATTCTTTAACTTTCATATTCAACAACTCCATTCTTCTCTAATATCCATTTATTTGATATTTCTTCAGCTAATATAAATGGGCAATTCCTCCAGTTATCAATTGTTGAGCTAAAAAATTTTAGCTTTGTTTTTCCCTCTACATTTTCAATTCTATATTTATCTTTTGACTTTAAACTTGTAATTATTATGTCACCATCTTCTAACGCTTTCTTATATGCATCTGAAAATTCATATTCCTTTGGCTTTATTTCTTTTTGCACTTGAATCACCATCTTTTAAATAGTTTAATTTTATTAATTCCTCTTCAACAGCTTGTTTAATATCTATTCCTTCTTTTTCAATTCTTTCTTGTGCTATTGGTGCAACTTTATCAACTATATCTTTAATTATTCCCATACTCTCTCTGCTCCTCTGTTACATAAGGATCTAATTTCTGACTTGCTAAAATTGTTCTATTATCATTAGTTCCATATTTTAAAATACAATCATACATCTTTTCCCTTAATAGTTCTGTTTCTCTCTCTTTCATCTTCAATACCCCTTATATACATTTTAAAAATTTTATCCACTCACAAGTAAAAAATCAACTGTTATTAAGCTCTACCCTATGCCATGTCAATAAACTTCTTAAGCAATCCAGTTCCAACCTCTTATTTCTTAATGCTTCCTGACATACTGTATACTTATTTTCTGCTAATCCTCTTTTTAATCTTAAGTTGCTTATTCTTTCATCACCTTTTGCTATATCATTAATAATCGTTGTTGCACATTTTTCAGTTCTTAGCTGCAACAGCTTCTTACTTAATTGAATTTTATATTGCTGCTCTGCATACTCTTTTTCCTGTCCATACCTAAACAACTTTGTATTCAATTCACTAAGTTCTCTTTGTGCCTTTTTAATTTGATCCATTATATCTTGTGGATTCATACTATTCCTCCATTGTTAAAAAGGCATGTCCCCTCCATCTACTGGTGTTATATCCTCTTCAAATATGTCTTGATTCATATTTCCAAAATTGTTAGAACCATTATTCTGATTTACTTCACCCTTATTCCCTAGAAACTGAACACCACCAAATTGATCTGCTACTACTTCAGTAATATATCTCTTAGTACCATCTTTAGCATCATAACTTCTAGTTTGAATTTTTCCGCTAATAGCAACTTGTCCGCCTTTACTCATATAATTTGCAGTGTTTTCAGCTTGTTTACCCCATATTACTATAGGAATAAAATCAGCTTCATTTTGGTTAGTCTTTGGATTATATCTATCAACTGCTAATGTTAAAGTTGTTACCGCTGCACCACTTCCAGGTGTAAATCTAAGTTCAGGATCTTTAGTTAATCTTCCTATTAAAACTACTTTATTCACTTTTATCCCTCCATCTTTGATTGTAATGAAGAGGATTTTACCTCTCTTAATTGCTATTTAACCAGTCAACAAATAAATGATATTAAATAATTGTTTGTGTACTTAGCCACTTAATACATGTTGAATGTTTATTTTCTTCTGTACACTGTATTGCTAAATCACAAAAACCAGCACACCCATTTCCGCCATTACATCTACTACATATAAAATCTGCCATTTCATTTAAAGACATTTTTTGTATTATGTTAAGTATATTTTCATTTAAATAATTAGGTGTCTTTTGTTCTACTATCTCACCAGTTTCCAAATCAACTATTGCCAAATTTTCATTTTCTTTGGTGTCCGATTCGGACACCTTTTCTATTTCAGATTTTTTCTTATTCAAAACCATTTGTGCTATTTCTTTAGCTTTAACGTCTTCACCTCTTGCAACTTTCTGCGCTATGTCTTTTTGCTCTTGCGCTGATAATTTACTTGTTTCATATGCAGAGGTAGTGTTTAATTTTCCATCTTTAAACTGTTCCTTTGCTTCTACAACTAAATTATTATTAATTGCTTCCATTCTTGCTACTTGTGTGCTACTAGTATCGAGTAATTCGGCTATTATATTTCTCAACTTACCTTTTATCTCTAACCCATCTTCATCGCGAGCTTTAATTAATGCTTCCTTTAACCTTTGTATTTGTTCTGCCTCTTCATAAGGTGTCAACTTTCTTGTAAATGCATTTCCTACTATAAGTGAAAGTTCAAAAAACGCTTCTGTCATTTCTTTATACAAGTACTCAACTTTTTCAAATTGCTTATATCCTCGTTCTATATTGAATATATTAGCTTTATTTCTTCTATGGCCGCTTAAAATTCTGAACTCTCCATCAATTTTCCCAAGTACTGTAGGCTGCTGTTGACCTACCAATAAAAATGTATCTGCTAATTCTTCAATATTTTCTTGACTATAAAAATTACTTTGTGAAGGTATAACATCATATGGACTTAATTTTATTGTTCTATATCCAGTGATATTAATATCTTTATCATTAGTTGACTTATTTTTCATTATGTCGTTTAAAGTAAACTTTCCAGTAACAGCCATGTATTATTCCTCCTTGATTTTATTTAAATATTCATCAATAAATTTTAGGTAATCAATAGCAGCACCGCATCTTCTGCTATGCTCCGTAATCCCTTTATGAAAGAATATGCTTTCATCAACTTTTTCTGTATATCTTATTTTTGTATCAAATACTGGGTACTCAGTTTTTTCTCTTATCCACTCCTCTGCTAAAACATTAATATCATTTTTTCGAAATACTGTTATAAGACATCCCATTAACTTAATATTTTTATTAAATGTTTTTGCTTCTTCTATTTTTTCAGATATAATATCAAGACCATCAAGTGCCCATTCATCTAATTTAATTGGTACTATTACATCATCAGCAACTACTAATGCATTTATTACATTCAATGCAATATCTGGAGGATTATCTATTATACAAAAATCATACTTATCTTTTACTTGATCTAATACTTGTTTATATTTAATATACTTATCTTCACTTTCATCATCTTTACTTAACTGCCAATTCTCAACAAAAAGTCCCATATTGGCAGTTATAATATCAATGTTAGAATTCTTAGTTTGTCTTATTGCATCTTCTGCTCTTACACGTTCATCTGCTAACATTTTTGCAGTACCACATTCTTCATTTTCATTAAATACCTCAAAAAACTTACTTGCATTTCCTTGTTTATCATTATCTATAATTAAAACTTTTTTGTTATAATTTACAGCCAATATATTACATATGTTTATACTAGTTATTGTCTTTCCAACTCCACCTTTTAAATTAATAATTGAAATTACTTTCATTAAAAAAACCTCTTCTCATATTTATTTTTAAATTTGAACTCATTAATCATCTTAAATGTGATAATCGCCTTTGTATTCTGTCTTTATTTTCTGCCCAATGCATTCCAGCTTGTTTCTTTCCTTCTTCTGCTCTTTTCCTTTTAATTTCAATATCTCTAACTGTCTTTTGTGCAAATTCATGAGGTGTCATTTTTTTATATTTCATACCTTGTCCCCCCTATAAATTTTATAGCTAAAGTATCTTAGTCAAAGTATCTTCTGTATCTAAATAACTCTCTATAACTTCTCTAGCATTATTCCATCCATAGCAAACCTCTACTTTATAGTTCATATCTCGTAATCTTTTAATCCAAATCTCTTGCATGGGACTTGTCTTATTTCTTCCTACTTTTAACTCTATATACAATCCAAAGAATCCATCTTTTGCAACTGGCAAACATATATCTGGTACACCAGCTTTTACACCTTGCCTTTTTAATGCTGCTCCTTCTTTTGCTTCACGCTTTCCACCATTAGGAACATGGTATAAAAGTTCTAACTCTTTATACTTTTGTCTTGCTAATTGTGCCCATTGAAATAATGCTGCCTGTTCACTTGCTTCACTCATTCCCTTTTCACCTCTTCTTCTTTAATCAATCTTGCGTATAAATATACTCCAGCAAAATCATCACTTATATGTGCTTTGCAATCTACAAATCTACATCCGGGATATTTACTTTCAAAAAATTCTTTATAATCATTTTCATTTACAGCTATAATTTCAGCTTTTCTTCTTGTAAGTGTTGTTCTATCTTTTGTTATTTTGGGTTTCTTTAAATTTAAAGAATGTCCAAATCGCTTTCCTCTTCTTGATGCTTTAGTTATATTATTTTTTTCATTAGGGTTTTGCTCCTGCTCCGCAAAATACTTTCCTAATTGACTGAATCCAAAATCTCCTTCTTGTAATTTTCTTGCATTTGCTATACCTTTACCCCATAATTTTTCTGCTACATCTCTATCTACTCCACTAATTACTATGTGATGATGTATTCTTATCTTTTTTTCAGAATTTGGGTCATTATCATATGAGATTATATACATGTATTTAAGTTCTTTAGTTATCTTGTTTCTTTTCATCCATCTTCTTACTCTACCTATAAAATTTGTTATATCTTTATATGCCCTATCTTCATCTATACCTTTCATATCCCTATAAGTTAATGTCATAAATAAATCATCAGTAGTAAAATTAGTATGTAGATATCTTGTAATGTTCTTAATTCTATTTTTCAAATTTAGTTTTTTTTGTTTTGTACTACTTTCTTTTTTCTTTTTGCCCGTGGCATATCACATTTACATTTCCATGATGGATATATAGAACACTCAATATATTTTTTACTTTTTACTGTCTTCCTTACATAAACATAATTATTATTTATTCTTAAATCTTCTAAGTCTTCACTCTTTAAATCTTTATCATATATATTTTCATAATCATAATTATCATATAGTCTCTTCTTCATATTTCTACCTCAGTATGTTTTGTAAAATATTAGGTGTCCCAGATAATAATACCTATTACAAGCCCTATAAAAACCTTAAAAAAGCTTCAAAAAAATTGACACTATTTAGTTATGAGACTATAATTAAATTATGTTGAGTATAGTCTCATAACTTTTGAATGTGCTTATGTTTGGTCGCAAAGCACATTTTTTTGTGTCTTTAAAATTTTCATATATTAACATTTTTCTTTCTGTTTAAAAATAATCTATCTATATATTTCTTATTCTTTTCTTTTGTCATTTTTCCAATTTGACTTCGTGTCATTAATGGTATAGTCGCTGCATCTTCTATACTCCATCCACTTTTTAATCTATGATAAAAAGCTCTCTCTGAAATTCCATTTTTTCTTGCTAATTCTCGATATTCAGCAGGATATTTTTATTCCTTTCACTCATAATCTTTGCTCGTTCTTTATAATCTTGTAGTTTCTTAGTTGCTGCTACTTCTGGATCTAAATTAATAATATTAATTCTATATTTAAGCGTTGAGTAACAAATTCCATTTTCTTTAGCAATCTTAATAAAACGTTTATCTATTCTTCTCTGCTTTCTTGGAGCCATTGATATGGCTTGTTCCTTATCCCATGCTAGTCTTCTTATTCTATCCTCTAAAGTAGCTCTACATATTCCATTTGCTTTTGCAATTTCATATTCTTCTGGTGTAATATAATAATCATATGGATTTAACATACTACTTCACACCTGCCCATCATTTACGATTCTTAATTTCTTCTAAACAATCTGTACAAATATTTTTGCCTTTATAACTAATTACATTTCTTGCTTCTCCACAGAATATGCATGATGGATTATATTTCTTCATTATTATTTGTTCTCCATCTACAAATATTTCAACTGCATCCTTTTCTGCTATTCCTAATGTTCTTCTTGATTCCATTGGAATAACAATTCTTCCAAGCTCGTCTACTTTTCTTACAATTCCTATACTTTTCATTCTTAACCCTCCAAATATATTATTAAGCTTCTTTTACATTTTCTTTTGCAAAAGGCATTGTGAACATTCCTATTTCTAACTTAGTTTTCTTTAGTTCATTATCTAATTCTTCAATAGTGTAAATTCCTCTACTGTGTAAAATATCCCATGCTTTTTCTACTGTCATTTCTTCTGATACTTTCACCTTTTCCACGCCCTCACTCCCCTATTTATTCAACTGAATTACATTACTATCTAAAAAAATTAATCAGATGCTCTTGCTTCATACTTATCTCTCCTTTAAGCAAAATATGGTAGAATATTGTTGAAAGGAGGTGTTTTTTATGAAACTTGACATATCATTTATTTCTTCAATTATTGCTACAATTACTACATATTACGTTGCAAGCAAAAATATCTTTTCTCCAATAAAATTGAAAGTTTTAAATAAACAATTACAATATGTTTATTTGCCACTCTTTAAATATGCTGAACCTCATCTTTATAAACAAATTGAGTATAATGAAGTAGTTCAACTTTTAGATTTATTTAATACAATCAAATCTGATTATTATGAATTAATTGATTCTGATTTACTGCTTGCAGCTTATTTATTAAATAAATCAACCAAAGATAATACTTATAACTATTACGATTATGAATATTTTTGTAATGTCTTAGAAAAATTATTTGAAAAATCTCGAAGACGCTTATTTTTGCCTAGGAGAACTTTTTCCTATAAACTTGCTACTAATCAATTTAATAAATCTACTAATGAATTTATTAATGAAATTAAAAATAGCATTTATGAATTTATCCCATTAATGTTTATTGGTCTTCTATTTTATGTCTTTTGGACGTTATCACAATTGATTCTTTCTAAATAATTATTAATTTAATAAATAATTCGCAGACATAATAAATAATTAATTGTATTAATATTAATTTGCATAAATCTTTCAAAATCTATATCTCCTATAAATGAGTGTACTCACTCATAAACTTTAAATTTCTATACACATATTCAAGAGTTACATATGCGTCAACATATGTTAACTCTTTTTCTTTTAATTTCGTTATTATATCTACACCCAATTTTTTTAGTTCTTGCTTAATATCCTGCTCTAAAAAACTTTCTTTCGGATTAATATTCATCTTAAAACGCTGTAAATATATAGGAATAAATTTAATATTACCATTTTCAATAGACTCTAATCCATTCTCTTTCCTTTTCATCTATAAGCTCATTCATACTTAATGTATTTTGTTGAATAATTTCAAACTTTTCTTTTTCCAACTAATTCACCCCCTTTCCAATTGCTCTAGCAATCTTAAACCCATCAATAACATATTTAAAAGCTTTCTGCTCTTCAGTATTTAAGGTTTTAATAAATTCAAAGATTTCATTTGTCTCTTTTTTATCTTCTTTTTTTAAAATAACTTCCATAATTTTATCCTCCTTGTGTTATTTATATATTTTAATTTTTTCTTCTACTAACTTTTTACGAACTGGATTATACTACATAGACTTTGTAGTCGCTCGTTATCAAAAGATGTGTTTATTTGTTTCTTTAAAACAATTGTATAATCAAAAGAAACGCATGTCAACATTTTTTTGAATTATTTTGTTGCTTAGAAACATAATTAGTGATATATTATACCTAGGAGGTGATTAAAATTGAATGAAAGAGTAAAAGAATTGAGAAAAACACTTAAAATTAGTCAAGATTCATTTTCTTCCAAAATTAATATATCTAGGTCTCACTATGCATTAATAGAAAGTGGGACAAAAAAATTAACCGATAGAGTTATTTCTGATATATGTAGGGAATTTAATGTAAATGAAGATTGGTTGAGATATGATCATGGTGAAATGTTTATTGAGCCAGAAAATTTCTCATTAGATGAATATATAAAATCCAAAGGTGCTACTCAACTTGAACTTGATCTTATAAAAAGCTATTTTGAAATACCTGAAGATCTTAGAAATTCACTTATGAATCATTTTAAAAATAATATTCTAAAGCAGATGAATAATACTGAAGAAGCTGCTACTATTGAAAGTACTTCAGTAAATAATATTGATTATGAAGTTGAATCTTATCGTAAAGAACTTGAGGCCGAACAAAAAGGGCAAATATTATCAGCTTCAGAAAAGCCAAAAGGCGCTTAAATATAAAAGTGAAGGGTTGTGAAATAAATGGATAATAATAAAATTGAATCTCTATTACTTCAAATTCTAAAGAATCAAGAAAGTATGCAGTCTGATATAACTGAAATAAAAAATAAAATTGATTCTGTTTATGATCAGACAGCAGATTTAACAGAATTCAGAACTGAAACTAAAGACAATTTCAACTCAATTACAAAAGATGTTAAATTTATAAAACATAAATTACACGAAACTGAAGAAGATGTTTTCGATATAAAGGATCATTTAAAAATTATAAAATAATCAATAAAGAGTTATGATCTTCATAGCTCTTTAAAAATATGGAGGAAAAATGAATAAGAAAAGTGCAATTTATGTGAGAGTATCAACTTCGCATCAAATTGATAAAGATTCTTTACCTCTTCAGCGTAAAGATCTTATTAATTATTCTAAGTTGATTTTAGGAATTAATGATTATGTTATTTTCGAAGATGCTGGCTATAGTGGAAAAAATACAGATAGACCTGCATTTAAAGATATGTTTAATCGAATTAAAGAAGGTGAATTTAGTCATTTACTTGTCTGGAAGATTGATAGAATATCAAGAAATTTATTGGATTTCTGTTCCATGTATGATGAACTAAAAAAATATAACTGTACATTTATAAGTAAAAATGAGCAGTTTGATACTAGTAGCGCCATGGGTGAAGCAATGTTAAAAATAATACTTGTTTTTGCAGAACTTGAGCGAAAACTTACTGGAGAAAGAGTTGCAGCAACAATGCTTGATCGTGCTACAAAAGGCTTATGGAATGGTGCTCCAATCCCTCTTGGTTACGAGTGGGATAAAACTATCAAATTCCCCATAATAGATGATGAAGAAAGATTGACAGTTGAATCAATATATAATAAGTACATTGAAACTGAATCAACCTCTGCTGTAATGAAATATTTAAATCAAGAGAATATAAAGACTAAAAGGAATGGTAGTTGGACAACTAAAACTGTTGGTGATATCCTTAGAAATCCATTTTATAAAGGAACATACCGTTATAATTTTAGAGAATCTGCTCGTGGTAAAAAGAAGAAGGAAAACGAATGGATTGTTTTAGATAATAACCACGATCCTATAATAGCTTTGGATTTATGGACTAAGTGTAATAATATTCTTGATGAAAATGCAAAGAAAAACAGTGCTCGCTTCAGAGCTAAGTCTAAAACACATATTTTTGCTGGATTACTTGAATGTGGAGAATGTCACAAAAGCTTTTATTCTAAATCTGATAAAACAAGTTTAGATGGATATACTCCAAGCATATATACATGTTCAAGTAGATATAACCATTTAGGTTGCAATCAAAAACAATAA